CTGTGTATTATAACGCAAAAATGTTGGTAGAATATACAAAAATAGGTATTTTAGATTACTTTAAACGTATGAATGCTTTAAAATATTTGAAAGAAAAACCAGAAAGCGCGCATAATCCTGGTACAAAAACTAGAAACAGATATGGCGTGCATATGAACAAGCAAGTAAAATCACTATTAGAGGATTTGATAGACGATTATTTGAGGGAAAGCGTGGAAGATATCTGGTTTATAGATTTAATTGATGAATTAGCAAATTATGGATTGCAAAATACTGACCGAGCTATGGCTTTTGGTCTTTGTTTAATTCACAACATAGATAATTATAGAATGCAGGCGAGAGAGAAAAAAGAAGAAATAGTAGACATAGGATTGAAATATTACAAAATGGGGTACAATGGTTTACCGCAACAAATAAATTAAGAAAATGGAAAAAACGTACAAGTCAATGCCATCAATGGTGGTTGCAGAAAAAGACAAGACTCAGGATTGGTGTAGGTCTGTTTTGTTAGCTGTAACACAATACATGGGACACGAAAGTGGTGAATATCACTCTAACAGAACGAAAGATATAAGAAATTATCAAATATACAACGGGCAGTTGTCGCAAGGAGATTATACCTACATAACTGAGCAGTATGGATTAACATATCCAGCTAGACTTGTAAATTATCCCATAATAGCACCAAAGATTGATTTGTTAATTGGTGAAGAATTGAGAAGACCTATGGATATTAAGGTTACTACAGTAAATAAAAGTGCAGTGTTAAGAAAGCATGATCACAAAGTAGGGTTAATTATGCGTGACCTATTAAAGGACATACACAGCGAGATGCAAGAAAAATTAAACATAGATGTTCTAATGGAAGGCCAGGGAATGCCTGTACCAGAAGATATAGAAACATATATGAAATATAACTACCGAGAAATGGTAGAAGAAACAGCACAAGATGGTTTAGAATATGTAACAAATAGATACAATCTAAAAGACGTTATGAAAGAAGGTTTTAGAGACCTTTTAGTTACTGGTAAAGAGTTTTATAGGGTATCAATTCAAAATGGAGATCCTTATGTAAGAAGAATAGATCCTAGAAACATAGTTTATGATGATTCTTTTCATTCTGACTATTTAGATGATGCAGGATGGGTCGGTGAAGAAAGATACTTATCTGTAAACGAAATAAATGATGAATTTAAAGACAGTTTAACAACAGAAGATTTAATAGAGTTAGATAAAATGCGTAATTTGTATGTTGGAGGAGACATGGACAATTATAACAGTAGCTTTGAATGGATAGATGCAGCGCACGGAAGAGATAATCGTATTAGAGTGGTAACTTGTGAATGGAAGTCTCTTAGAGCTCTAAAATATAAAATATCAGAGAATAAATATAACCCAGAAAGACCTTTTAGAAAAGCTGTGCCTGATACTTACAGAAGAAGAAAAGGGGACAAGATAGAAACGAAATGGGTAGATGATATTTGGGAGGCTACCATGATAGGTGGTAAAATATTAGTAAATGCTAGGCGTAGAGACAATCAAGTTAGAAGTGTGGACGATCCAGGTAAAACTCCGCTATCATATGTTGGGTGTATATACGGAAACACAACAGGTAAATCTACATCTATGGTAGACTTATTAGATAATATACAAATGCTTTACAATATAGTGGTATACCAAATAGAACTAGCAATGGCAAGATCAGGTGGAAAGGCTGTTGTCTATGACGTGTCGCAATTACCTACAAATGTTGGTATGGATATGCAGCAAGTTCTTTATCACTTAAAAACAGATGGTATAATACCTATAAATTCTAAAGATGAAGGTAATCAGCTGCAATCATTCAATCAATTTCAACAAGTAGACTTTACCCTGTCGCAATCAGTGCAGCAACTTATAAATTTAAAAGTTATGCTAGAAGATATGGCTGGTCAAATATCTGGAGTTACAAGACAAAGAGAGGGAGCTGTAGGTCAGTATGAATATGTTGGTAACGTGCAGAGAAGTGTGGTGCAGTCTGCAACAATAACTGAAAGTTGGTTTTATTCACACTCTGAATGTAAACAAAGAGTAATGGAAAGAGTTTGCAATCTTATGAAAGTGTGTTGGGCTAAAGGAAAAAAGGCTGGAATGATATTGGGTGATGGTGCATACAAGTTTTTGAATGTAATGCCAGATATTGCCTTACAAGACTATGGTGTTTATGTTGGTGATAGCGGTAAAGATGACTCTATGAAGCAAGTAGTGCAGCAATTAGCTCAATCTGCTTTACAAGCAGGTACTATAGACATGTTAGGCGTAGTAAAAGTTTTAAAAGCTGATACAATGACTGAAGCGGAAAAAGTTTTAGAACAAGCTATGACGGAAATGCAAAAACAACAACAACAAGCTATGGAGCAACAAATGCAAGCTCAACAAGCTGCTGCAGAAGCTAAAAAACAAGACTTTGAAGCTGAAGCGCAACTTAAACAAATGGACAACGAGGCTAAATTACAAGTTGCACAAATTAGCGCAGAGTCAAGAATGAAGGTTGCAGAAATACAGGCTGATGTTGATAGAGACATACATGACACCAAGTCGTAAAACGAAATACGTAAAAAAGCGGCTGATATTTATGTAGAAAGACAAAATAAAAAAGAAGATCAACAAAGAGAAGATGATATAAAAAAGGCAGAGACAGTTGATACAACTGTAGATGACTTAAGAAGAGCTCAACAAAAGTTATAATAATTATTTTGTATATTTGCAAATTGGGAGTATTAACTAAATTAAAATAAAATGTCAGAAGAATCAAAATTAGTAGATGAGGTTGTAGAGTCAACCCCTACAGAAACAACAGAAAGTAAGGATGGTTTTAACCCTTTAGCTTTTGCTGGGGATGAAATTTATAATCCTAAAGATGAAATAAAAACAGAAGAAACGCAAGAAACAAAAGAGCCAAAAACTGAAACAGCAGAAGAAACGGTGGAAGAAGATGGTTTTTCGTGGGATAAAGTAGAGCTAGATAGCGAGGAAGATGCAACGCAAGAAGAAGAGTATGATTGGGAAGGAACTACAGCAGAAAAAGTTGAAGAAAAACCAGCTCAAGATGATTTAGATTGGAACAGATTTGGTAAAGAGCTTGGTATAGAGTCAGCTTCAAAAGATGATATAATAAATGCTATAAACGCTTTACAACAAAAAGCCCAACAACCACAAGCTCCAGTTACCAATCAAGTAAGTGAATTAAAATCATATTTAAATTATACAGATAGAGATTTGGTGGCTGAAGAATTAAAAGCAGACGGTATAGAGGATTCAGAAATAGAAGAGTCGTTAGATAAACTAGAAGACTCTGGTATGATGAAGATGAAAGCAAAAAGCATTAGAAGGGTAATCAATAATGCTATTGATCAGCAAACTGCCGTAGCGCAACAGCAGGCGAAGCAAACAACTGAGCAAAGAAAACAAGCAGCAGAACATGCAAAAAAAGAATTAAGAAATCAAATAAAAAACATGAACGAATTCATGGGCGGGAAAGTGACAAAAAAACAGAAAGAAGAAGTATATAGATATGCTACCGGTGATCTAATGAAAGACATTTACGCAAATCATGCCAATGTTGCTGATGTTGCAATGTTTATGTTATATCGCAAGCAAATTGAAAAAATTCTTCGTTCTCAAGGTTTAGAAGACGGCAAAGCCGCTATTATGAATAGTATAGTCTCACCGAACCTTAACACTGGAAAAAGCAAATCTAACTTTACAGTAAAGTCTAGTAAGTTTGATCCAAAAGCGTTCATGAGCGAGTAAGCTGAAAAAGAAAAGACAAAGTCTGCTTATAGTTGAAAGTTAATTGAACAATAAAAAAATGTTTAATTAATAAAATTTAAAAAAATGGCAAAATTATTTTCTGGAACTTATGGTTCTGGTACAACGGCAGAGAATGCTTTGAATACAGCCCTAATGCAATACCCAGAGATTGCAAGAACGCTAATTCAACAGTATCCTCGTTATGCAGCGACTTATCTTTTAGAAAGAACAGGTCGTTTTGCAACAGAGAAAGTCTTAGGTGACAACTCTTTTGAATGGAAGGTTATGGGAAGATATAACCGTCCAAGTTTTAACGTTGGGTTTTTCTCAACTAACGGAACTTCATTTACAGCTTCTGGATCTGTTACTGCAACAGGCGGAACAATAGATGATGCAGATGCTAATGGTGATAAGTTCTTCTTAATTATAGAAGGTGATACTGGATCTAATAATAGAACTGGTGACTTCTTAAATAAATTTGATATGGTTAGATTTCAGTCAGGAGCTACAGCAGTAGTTATAGCTGACCCAATAGCAAACACTTCTTCAAGTGGAGCTTCAACAGATCATATCGTACAATTTGAAATGATAGACGCAACAGCTCAAGCTTTATTACCTAGTGATATTGCTGACGAAGCTATAGTAGCATCTATCGGTTCTGCATTCCCTAATGGATCAGATGGTGCTGATGTAGGTGAAAATCACATGTATCCTGAAACTCACACTAACTGGTTAACTACAATGCGTAAAAAATGTTCTGTTACAGGTAAAGACCTTACTGATGTAACTTGGATTGAAAATAATGGTTCAAGATTATGGTACTTTACAAGAGAGCAAATGATGATGGATGAGTTTATGTACCAACAAGAACTACAAAGATGGTACGGAAGAAAGTCAGTAACTAACACTTCTATCAGAAGACCTAACGCTTATGAAACTGGTCTTTTAGGTACTTCAGGTACGCAAGCTACTTCTGTAATCACAGGTGATGGTTTATTGGCACAGATTGATTCTGCTAACCAAGCAACATACTCTTACGGATCTTTAACTGAAGACATTATTACTGAGTTCATCGCAAAAATTTCATTAAATACACAATCTGCTGAAGGAAACGAGTTTGTTGTATTTACTGGAACTGAAGGTAGATTAGCATTCCACAGAGCTATGAAAGATTTAATCGTTGCGCCTGCGGGCTCGCTTACGGGAGGATCTATGAAAGGTGTAAGTGGTGATGTAGATTTAGGTGCAAACTTTGTATCTTACAGCGCATTAGGTAATAAGATAACTATTGCTCACTGTCCTGTATTTGATGATCCAAACTTACACTCGGCAGCTGGAGGAACTAATTCATTTGGTGACAACAGACTAAGAGAATCTGCTAAGATGGTATTCATGGACTTCGGAAGATCAACTGGTGTGTCTAACGTTGAGTTAATCACAAAAGGTGCTGAAGGAGTTAACAGAAGTATGATCAAGAAGTATGTAGCTGGAATGGTAAATCCTTATGACCAAAAAGCAATATTGGCTGCTAACGCTGATGACAAATTTGAGGCACACGTGCTTTCAGAAACTGGAATCGTAGTTAGAAACCCATTGTCTTGTGGTATCTTAAGCGCATCGTAATTATTAACCTTTAAAAATTAGAAAATATGGCAAATAGATGTTTTTTTTACGCTGCTGATTCAGCTGCAGACTCAATTGCGCTAGACACTGATAAAGTTATGTCAATTAGAACAACAGATTCAACTACTGTAGTAATTGACTATACAGATTCAGGTGGTGCTGCTAAAGCAATTACTTTAGGTACGACAGAAGCAAAAACAGCTTCAGTTGTACAAAATATTGGAAGGCTAGTTTTAGCTGGACGAGGAATTGTTACTTTAGCTGACGATGTTAATTCTATATATGGAGTTGACGGAATTGAAGAAGTAGACTCAATCACACACGCGTAATAATAATTAATTAACGGAGGTCTGTAGAAGATAGTGCCTTTATACAGGCCTCCTATTTATAAACTTTAAAAATTTAGAAAAATGGCAATAAAATTTGATTTTAACAAACTAAGAACTGCAATTAGCGGCTTCTTAACTGGTACGGACCTTTCGGGGGGTACTTTAACTGCTGGAGAACAGGCGGTTCATGTACCAAAAATACGTACTGCGAAAATAGTAGAACCTTTAACTGGTGATAAAACATTAACTACTGAAGATAGTGGTAAAGTTTTTATAATATCTCAAGCTGCAGCAGATGATATTACAATACCTGCTGTAACAGAATCTGGTTGGAACGCTAAGTTTATCTTAGGTACAGCTGGTTCAAACGATGTAGATATCATTGGAGGTACTGCTGATAAGATGGTAGGGCTAGAAATGGCTGACACGAATACAGCAATCGCTGCTGATTCAGACAAAGTTACTTTCGTTGCATCCAATGCAGGAGTAGGTGACTTCGTTGAAGTTGTTAGTGATGGTTCAAATTATTATGTTGTACACGCTTCTGTAGCTGACGCTGGAGCTGGACACAGTGGATAATAACAATTAGAGTTTCGGGGGAGCTTCGGTTCCCCCAAAATTCTTATATTTGTAAAATGAGAACAAGACTAGTATACAGAAACGGGAAAGTAATAGAGCAAAAAGAAAACGAAATAGAAACACCTAAAGGAAAACAAGTATTTTCAATAGGAAATAGATCTGGTTTCAAATGGGTAAAACAATCTTCTAATAAAACATGGATTGAAAACGGAAATGTAATTAGAGAAAAAAAGGGAAAAAAAGTAAATAATTAACAGGGAGTAATAACTAAAAAAAAACAAAATGAAAAAACACATTGTACATATTAAAGCAAGAAAAGCTGGAAAATTCAATTATTGTAAATTTGGAAACTACAAAGACAAAAAAGGAAGAATAATAGAACTAGTAGACATTAACGATCAAAAAACAGAAGGATATGAAATGTTTCAACCGTTAGTCTCTTTAGATATAACTGAAAAACAAGACAGAAGGGTATATGAGTTTTTAAAAAATCATCCTTTGATAAATAAATTTATAGTTGACGATATTAGAGCAAACGAAGAAAAAAATGCAGAAGGCGCGTTAAAAAGTGCAGAAGCTATAACAAAAGCAACAAGCTTATCTTTAGCTGCATTGAATGATTTAGCGGTTCTTATGGGATTAGATCCAGATATAGACGAAACTATGCTTAGAGCTAAAATAATTCAGTTTGCTAACACAACACCTGAAAAATTTTTAGGATTGACAGAAGATATAGATCAAGAGTATAGAGTATTCTTGAAAAAAGCTGAAAACAAGAAAGTTTTAACAAGAGTAAACGGTGTTTGGAAGCACGGATCTTTAAATATAGGTTTGTCAGACGAGCAAGCGATTGTTTGGTTGAAAGATAACGCAGACGTATATGCTTTATTAAGAAGGCAATTGAGAACAGGAAAGCCTGCTGCAGAAGAAAAAGAAGACCCAATTGTTGTGGAAACTGAAAACAGAGAATCACAAACATTTTCAACGAAGTTAATAAATGAAATGGAAAGCACGACAAAAAAATCGGGAAGTTGGTTTAATACAAAAAAAGACAACTAATAGATGACACTAGATGAAGCCTATGACTATATTGATATGCTTTTAGATAAAGCAGATCAACCTTACTTTACAATAGAGGAAAAAAATAGGTTTTTAAATTTAGCAATATCAGATTTTATATCTGCGCATTATTCAAGGTTAGGGGCAGATGAAGACTCAAGAAGAGCGTTGTCGGGATGTTTTGATTTTTTAGAGTTTAGATTAACAACTGGTGAAATTCTTAATCAAAACAACTTGCATGCAGGAAGCTACCCCGCGTTGTCAGCAAAATACGATGAA